TTCATAGTGCTGAGCACGTGTGAGCAGCGTGAAGCCAAAGCGCAGGATGTGGCCAGTGCTTGCGTTGCTGTGCCGCACGCTCAGCTCGTCGCCATTCAGGCTGCCGATCGCGGTCGCTGCAACCTGGCCAGGGATGTAGGTGCGGCTGCTGGGAGTAAGCGCGGGGAAGGTGGCCATTAGATTGGATTCCTAGTCAACGTGGCAATAATTGATCCGCTGCTATTTAGTGCATACAACGTAAAAGTGAGCGTGGGGTCGCCATAACAAGCTTTGCCTGAAAGGACAACAAACGCTCCTGTTATTGGGTTTTGATAAGCAGGCCTTGCAGATCCGGTTGAACAAGGATTACCGGAATATTGTCCGCCCAATACAATCGGTGGTGTTGCAAAATCGCCAACAAATTCACCGAAGCCAGGCGTGTACCACAGACGATAATTTGCCGCGCCAGGGTACGGATCCCACGTTGCGCCACCTTCGCCAATGCGAATCGTTGCCTCTGAATCAACAGGCGGACCATAGCCATCAGGAGAGCCAGGATCGGGGCAACGGCCTTCGACATATATGGTGTAACCAAGGTCCGAGTTCTGCAAGATATAAACAGCGACATCTCTTGCAATTTCAGTCGCCTCGCCTGTTGTGGTGTTGACTTTGTACCAGACGTTATACGCACCTGCGCATGGGTTAGTGACAGTCAACTCATCACCAGGTAGTGGTGAACGATCACCCGGCACCCCATCAATAGTCGGCGCAGGTGGCGTATCAAACGGATCCTCAGGGTTGTCATTCCCATCCCCCGGCGGCTGCTCCCGTCCCTTATCCGGCAGGTCGTAGTCAAAGTCGTCAGGATCCGGCAGGTCTGGCAGGTTGCCGCCTTCATCAGGTAGCGGGTCGGTGTCCTCATCGCGTCCTGGTAAATCGCAAGTGAAATCCTCACGACCTGTCGGCAGGCTATACCCAGCGCCAACAGCCTCATCAACCTGAAGAGCAATCAAGCTGCGGCCTTGGCTGTCAATCGGGAAATGGATCAGGTCCAGCTCGATCACGCCGCTGATCATCTTGTTGATCCGCTCAACCTCATAGAGGTAGTCGTGGAAGGTGACATCAGTTGCATCGGTTTCGCGGCGCAGCTGCACGCGCACAATGTCGCCCAACACCAACGTACTGTTGAAGGCATCAGGCTTCACCTTGATGCGCAAGGTGTGTGTGATGTATTTGCGTTTTGCAATGATGTATGCGCCAACTTTGACCGCATGATCCTCAGATGTACAGAACTGGCTTAAGTCGTACTGCTCAAACGGACCGTTGGCAGCTTCACCCGTAAACCGCACCTCACTGGTCCTGATGAGCCCGATGTCGTTCTCGGGCTGTTGACGCCAAAGGATTTGGGCGCAGATCGGCTTGCGCTCGCTGAGCGGGATGTATTCGATCTCAAAACCATCGGGCAGTAGGTGCTCCTCAGTGAAGGCAAACACCCAGTCGATCGCGGTGGTCTTGATCGTGTGATCTTCATTGACCGGCAGCAGTGGTCTGAATCCCTTCTTGCCGTTTTTGTCGCTGATGCGCAGCAAGAAATTACGGCTGATTTGTTGCAGCCAGTCTTCTAGGTTGCTCGATTCTTTGAACTCACCGTTGTAGAAGAACCCATTGGTGTCGGTGAACTCAGCCGCAGCCAGCATCGCGTCAAGATCCAGCATGTCCTCAGGGAAGCGGCTGCTTTGACGAATCAGGTACAACGCAAGATCGACCACGTTGTTGCTAGATCCGACCACATCGTCAATGATCCGCTCAACCTGCATACCCTCCCGCACGAAGGCATGAACCTGCTTATCCCATGTGTCGTCGCCATCGGCATGGGTGTTGGTGTAGCTCAGCGTGGTGAGGTTGGTGTATTCACCTGAGGTGCCGCAATAGACCGGGCAATTCCAGAAGGTGGTTCCTGCTACGGCTGTGATGAAGTTACCGGGCAGCCATGTCCCAGCACGTTGGTTGTAGGTCTGCGCCCAGGTGCCCACACGGCAGGCGCGTTGAAATACATCACGCAGCTCAAGGGCTGGCAGCTCCCCTTCACTCAGCACCAGCTCAAGGTTGACGGTCAACTCATTGGTGGTGTCGTCGTTCTCAAAGCGGCCCTCGGTGGCACCAGGGCTGACGAACACACCACCTACGCCATCCACACGGCGGCAGAACACAATCGGGATTGGCTCACCTAACAGAATGGATCGCTGCTGGCTGTCGAGGTTGGTGCCGCCCTTAGCAGCTCCTTCCACCAGCGGCGGCTCGATAAGGCCCGCCTGATACGGCAGCAGAGTGAGCGGATCGCTTGGCTTGAAGCTGCTGCTGGTCATATCCGTATTGGCGCTCCGATCAAGGCTGAGGTGAACTTGCGCGGTGGCACCTGCGCGCCAACTGGTGCAAGGCTAGAGCCAAGGCTGATCTGTAGCTGCGCAAAGGATCCGCTGATGCCGATCACCTCACCGACATAGCTACCGATCAGGAGTTGTGTTGCCTGCGGGCCGGTCTGCGTGAGTGCGGTGCTGAACTCATACATCAACAGCTGGCAGAGCCGGTTGTTGGCTAGCGCATCATTGAATGCCTCTACCGCAGCGCCTGTTGCAGGGATGTCGATTGAAACGCCAACATCGCTGCCAGCTGTGCCGCCAATCAAGCCATCAGCATTAAACGGGTGATACGCCCACGATGCGGTTTGCCATGTGACCGTCTGCCCGATGTAGTAGCTCTGCCAACGGGTGTAGGTGGCTGCCTCATCAAAAATGCGCAGGTATTGAGACTGACCGCGATTTGCCATCAGCCGATACCAGCAAAGCGGCGACCACCAGCAGATCGGTTGTTGGTCAGCAGCGTGACTGCCATCGTCTGCAACGCACGCTCAAGGTCCGCAACCGTGACATACCGCTCACCCTGCTGTTGCAACACCGGCCCGGTCTGGATGTTGACGGTGGCACTACCAGGGCCAACCACGCCGCCATTGGCGAAGGCTGGGATCACAGAGGCACCACGAGCACCGGCCATGTAGTTGGCGCTGGCCCTGGCCATCTTGGATTCGGGGATGATGTATTCACGCTCGCCGCCCTCGCCTACAACTGCCAAGGTGGGCTGACCCACGACACCGCCAGCAGCAAACTGCGGGATCTGCGGGACAGGCAGATAAGGGATCGAAGGCAACCGCAGCCGTGACAGCGCGAAATTGGCGCCTTGGATCAGGTAGTTGATGGCATTGATCACAGAGCGCATCGCACTGCCGATGCCGTTGAGGATGCCATTAACCACGCCGCGGATCATCCTGCCAACGGCTTCAAACGGTGCCCGCAAGGCATTGGCGAGATTGCCAAACAGCTCCAACAGCTTGCTGTAAGCGAACTGCCCAGCCTTGATGATCGGCTCGACGAAGACAAGATAGAAACCCCGAGCAGCATCGGAGAAGAACTTGCCGATCGCTGCAAACGCTGCACCAACCTGATCGCGGAAGGTGTAGATGGCGGCGCCGGCTAACACCAGCAATGTGATCCAGCCGGCAGGGCCCGTGAAAACACCAACGATTACCTGGCCAAACGCGCCAAGCGATGCAATCAGTGGACCAATGGCACCAAGCCAGCCGGCAATAGCAGCAGGGATTGCAAGGAACCCACCGATCAGTGAGCCAACCACCGACACAATGCCACCAATGATTGGGAGCAAAACGCCAAGTGATGTTACCAGCAGAGTGATGCCACCGATAATGGCCTGGGTGCGCTCAGGTAGTTTTAGGAACCGATCAAGCAAAGGTTCAATAGCTGCAACGATTTTCTCCAGTGCCGGCAACAACGCAATCGTGAAGCTGGCAGCAAGGCCACCAGCCTTTTGACCCAAGATGTCCAAGCGATCACCAAATGCCTCAGCGCGATCGGCAAACTCTTGCGTCATCTTGGTGCCAAAGTTCTCGATCTCTTTGCTGCCCATGTTGAGCAAGGGGATCAGTTCAGCGCCCGATTTACCGAACAGATCAACAGCTAGCGCAGCTTTCTGAGCGCCATCAGGCAGCTTGTTGAACTTATCAGCAATCTCAAGGAACACAGCGTCGGCGCTTTTCAGCTTGCCTTGAGCATCGGTAACCTTGATGCCTAATTGATTGAACGCATTGGCTGCTGGACCTGCGCCACCTTGCGCCACGTTGTTCATCGCCCGCGATAGCTTCACCAGCGATTTGCCGACAGACTCAAGAGATGTATCGCTGAGCTGTGCAGCTTTTGAGAATCGTGCAAGAGCAGGCACTGCAACACCTGTACGCTGCGACAAATCACTCAATGCAGCAGCACTATCTAGAGTCCTTTTCGCCACAGCTGCGAGACCAGCGACAGTAGCCGCAGGCGCAATCGTTTGCAACGCACCAAGAGCATTGCCAGCCAAGCCACGCAACCGGCCAAACGCACCGCCAGTGCGGCCCGCCTGATCCTCAACGCCCTTCAGCCCTTTCTGTAATCCTGCGATCGAAGCAAGGCCATCGACATTGGCCTTGATATTGACCGCCGCGGTCATGTTCATGGCCATGTCAGTTCGCCTGCTCGTGAACGGCCATCAGCACCTCAGCCTCAATTATCTGGATGTCGTCCAGCATCGCGGCGGGTTCCTCTGCTTCATACAGTCTAAACAGCCATTCAAGGGCGCCATAGTCCAAGCCCATCAGGCCATTGGCACCCACGCGCCATTGCGTCTGGCAACGCAAGAACATCTGCACAGCAGGCCACGCTTCAGGCTCAACCTCAAAGTCGTCGCTGTCAGGCTCGATTTCTAGATCAATGCCAAAGGCTGCGGCATCATCGGCGGTTTGGTCAATCGTGTGACCCTTGGCCCAGTGACGCGCAGCCCCCGTCAGTTTTTTACCTTGTTGCCGACCACGCTGTCGAAGTAAGCCTCGATGATCGCGGAGGCCACCATCGGCACGTTCAGCAGCTGATCGCACGTCGCATCGCTGAACTTGATCTCATCGCCATCATCATCAACGATGCCAGCCCAGCCAACAAGCACCTCACGGGCAATCGACTGATCAGTGATCCCATCATCCAGCAGCTCGTTGCGTTCAGCAGCTTTCACCATACGCTGCGCTTCAACACGGATCTCATTGATTCGTGCCTGGGGCAGGCGCTTGAACTCAGCATCAAACGTCTGCTTCTCAAATCTGCCCCCATCAACAGGCAGCCTGCAAGTCACAGGCCACTTGTAGGAGGCAGATTGCTTAAGGACGAACGCCATCAGGCAAAGGTAAGAACCACCTCATCATTGCCTGCCGAGCTAGGAATCGCAACATATGGCAGGGTCAGCATCTGGATCCCGTCCTGGTCGGAGTAGGAAGGATTGCTGATGTCAACGATCGGAGCCACCATCGTGACGATGTTGCCGCCGGTGCTGCCGTGCTGGAAGCAGAGCAACCCGGTGGTGTCGTCGTTGGCCATGGTGAAGTAATCCTTGGCCGCGATGGTCGGAGCTTCGATCATCACCTCACCAGCCGGAGCACGGTTGGTGATCAGCACCTGCTTGGTGCAGCCGACCAGCTCGCGGTAGACGATCTCATTCGACATGTCCAGGCTGACCGATTGCAGGCAGGCGCTGCTGTAGCCGAGCACGTTCACGGCCACGGTGTTGTCAGCCTTAAAGATCAGCGGCGTTGCTTGATCGCTGTAGGTTGTGGCAGGTGCAGCGGTGTCGGTCGGCGCGTTGTAGATGCCGGTCATGGTGAAGCTCACCACGGGCAACTGGCCAACCTCACAGTTCAGGTTGAAAGTGCCGCGGCAACCAGTGGCCTTGTGCAGCACACCATCGTTGTTGAAGTAGATGGTGGCGCTCTCAAAGCTGCTGCTGACGGGCTTGTAGCCGACGTTCGCGCCGATGCTGTAGGCACTAGTGCCATTAGGGGTGAAGGCTGCCGTGGACTTCTGCACCGTGGCAACCTTCGTGCTGCCCATC